CATCCACGGGACGACGCGCAGGAGCGCGAGCGGGCGCAGGGTGCAACTCCCGATCGACGCGTCCCGCCGGCAGGCCTAAGACCTCAAGCCGGGGGCATCGGGCAGGAGTCCGGTGCAGAGAGGTCTCCCCATCGGGGGGTGGCGCCTAAGGTCTCCTCGCCTCTCGTTGGGGGTAGGGGGGCCTTGGGTGGACGGTCATGGTGGAGGAGGGGCCCGCGGCCGTCACGCCGAACCATTCGTCGAATATCCCGGCGTGACAGTTGACTCGGCCTGTGCTCCGCAGTAGAAACGCGCATGGCCGACGCACGCTACCTGTTCGTCGATTCTGTTCCGACCCCGCTCGCGATCGAACTCTACAACCGCTACGCCGCAGGCGAACAGATGACCGACCTCGAACGCGAACTCAAGGTGCCCGAGGGCGTCGGACGTCAAGCGATCGCGATCATCCGACTCATGCACTCGCACCTCAACGTCGGAACAGTTTCGCCGGAAGGACAATGATGTCGATCACCTCCTTCGACCTCGGCGAGTATCAGCGACGACTCGCCGAACGCGTTGCGCAAACGCGCACCGAACGCGCCGCAGCACTCGCGACGATGCCCGAGTTCGCTGCGTTCCTCGACGCCCTGCGCGACGCGGGAATGCCCGCCGCGCACGTCGCCGTGTCGAACGAGTCGATCGAGCTCGAATGGGGCACGCCGACGAAGGACCGCGAGCCGCCCGGCGACATCATCCCGGTGTCGACGCTCAACGCCGCGATCGCTGCCGGCAAGGTCGTGCTCATGCAGCAGCGCGTGCGCTCGAAGCGGACCTGATGCGCACCGCGACCGCGTTCGTGCTCGTGATCCTCGGCGTCATGCTCGCGACCGTGGGCGCCGTCGTGTTCCTGATGGCCCTGCCGCGCCCGATCGGCATCGGCGTGGCCCTGATGGCCGGCGGCGCGCTCCTCGTCAACGTCGGCGATCGCCTCGGTGAGTGAGCTCGACTACACCGTGTTCGCGCTACAGGTGCTCCTGTGGGCCCTCGTGATTCTCGTCGGGATCACCGTCACGGTGATCGTGCTGCATTTCGTTGTGTACCCGCTGCGCCCGCGCGACGCGCTCGGTCGCTTCCGACGTCGTCGACTCCTCGAAAGGCTCGCCGCATGGGCGCACCGCCGCCGATTGTGAGGGAGGCATCGCATCGCGCCGCAGTCATCGTGCTCGGCGTGTTCGTCGTCGTCCTCCTGCTGACCTCGATCGCAATCGCGATCGCCCCCGTCCCCAACCTCTGAGGCCTCACGCATGGCAGTCAAACAGGTCACCATCATCACCCCGAGCGGCGACTCGCCCTCGGCCGCGGCGATGCCCGCCAACGGCATCCTGTGGACATGGTCGCTGCTCGCCAATGGCGACACGGGTGCGCCCGTCGCAATCGGCGACTACGCCGACCTGTGCGCGCAGTTCGACGGTGCGTTCGGCACCGGCGGCACGATCAAGTTGCAGGGCTCGAACGACGGCGCGACGTGGTACGACCTCACCGACGTGCAGGCCGCCACGATCAGCAAGACCTCGGCAGGGCTCGAACAGGTCGCCGAGTGCCCCCTGTGGGTGCGCCCCAACGTGACCGCCGGCGACGGCAGCACCTCGCTTAACTGCCGCCTGTTCGGCCGCCGCGGGAGGAACTGACATGAGCACCGAAGCACCGAAGGTCAACGTCGAGCAGGCCGCCGCCGAGGTCGGCAACCTCCTGCGGATGTTCAAGGGCGTGCAGGACGCGCACACGGTCATCGAGGCCCTGCGCGCCGCCGGGCAGGTCGAGCGCGAAACGCAGGCCGCGATCACCGCCGCGAAGCGCACCCTCACCCGCGTGCAGAACGAGATCGGCGCAGCGCAGGCCGAGGCCGGGCGCATCCGCGACGAGGCCAACTTCGCCCTGTCCGCGGCGAAGGCCGAGTCCGAACGGATGCTCGCCGACACGAAGGTGACCGCCGACGCGATGTTCGGCGACGCCGCCGCCAAGGCCGCGCAGGCGCAGGCCGAGGTCGCCGACGCACGCCGCACCCTCGACTCGCTCCTGCAGCAGCAGGGCATCGTGCGTGCCGAGCTCGCGCGCCTCGAAGACGCGCGCCGCAACGTGCTCGCGGCCCTCTCGGGGGCGCAGGCGACCGTCGCCGACGCGCCGGGACCGTGACCATGCGCCGCCTCCTGCACGCGCTCCTGTGCCTGTTCCTGCCCGTTCCTGCGGCCCTCGCCGCGGACGCGCGGCCGGTCACGCTCACCTTCCCCGAGGGCTACATCGTGCAGCAGGGGGCCGCGGTGACATACTCGGCGCCCACGGTCGACGCGATCGTGCGCACGCAGTCGCCCGACTACCTGATGTCGGTCGCTCGGTCGCTGCTGCCGGCGCCGGCCGACTTCACGGTGGGCAAGATCACCGGCGGGCCGGGCCCGAGCGCGATCCCGGTCTACATCGCCGGGCGTGTCGTCGAGACCGCGTGCAAGGTCGAGCTTCGCGTCAACGATCGGCTGCCGTACTACGCGATCGTGCCGACGGTGACCGTGGCCGGGTTCCCGAAGACGTGGCGATGGGAGGTGCCGGCCGAGTATCACGACGGGCGCACCCACAAGGTCTACGCTCGGGCGCTGCGCTGCACGGGGACCGTGATCGGGCCCCTCGACAACGCCAAGGCTGCCGCGCAATGGCCGTTCACCATCGGCAACGCGCCTCCGCCCACGCCGCCGCCGCCGGCGCCCCCGCCTGCGTTCACCGCGGGCCGGGTGTCCTACGCGCCGGGCTCGATCACCGTCGAGGCCGTGCCGCGGTTCACGAAGGTGGAGGTGCTGATCGACTCGCGCACCGTGGCCCCGTGGTACCTCGGCACGCGCACGTTCGTCAACGGGGTTGCGGTGTTCCCGGTGCCGGCCGCGGCCCGTGATGGCGCCGAGCACCTCCTCGACGTGCGCCTCTACGAGCCGGCGATGGACGCGGTGTTCCGGCCCGACGGGTACCCGACGCGTGCGACGCTCACCCCGTGAACCGCGGCATCGACATGACCCGCGCGCAGGTCGGTGCGTGGCGTGTCGTGTGGCGCGCCCCGCAGGACATCACCGGCGACGGCATCGCCCTGCGGTGGACGTGCCGCTGCGCGTGCGGGACGGTGCGTGAGATGCGCGGCGACGTGCTGCGTCAGGGGCGCACGCTGTCGTGCGGTTGCATGAGCAACGAAGACGCGCTTGCGCACGAGACCCGCGTGCGTCGCAACGAGCGCGAGGAGTGGGCATGGGAGGATGCCGCGTGAGCGTTCACGGAGAGATCAGGCAGCGGTATTTCCCCGAGCGCGACGAGTGGGTGTTCGAGTCTTCGGGCGCGCTCGCGTTGACGAAGGCGCAACTCAAGGTAGCCGCGCACGAGGCGGCGAAGATCATGGCCGACCGTTACCGTGGGATGCGACCGGGCCCACGTCGCGACATGGTCGGCAAGGCTCACGACGCCCTGCGCGCCGGGCGTTACCGGCAGGGGTTCCTCGGTCGCAAAAGCGACACCGTACTCTATTCGCACTAGGACATCATGGCTCAGACCTTCATCGCGTACTACCCGAACATCGCGTTCGCGGCAACGAAGAACATGGCCGCGATCATCAATCAGCACGCGACCGAGGTGCTCAAGGTGCGCGAGGTCGTGCTGTCGAACGCGCAGACGACCGGCGTGACCGGCGTGATCTGCCAAATGGAACTCCGTTGGTACACGGCGGGCACGCTCACGGGACCGACCGCGGTGACGCCCGTCAAGTTGGACTCGACGAACACCAACCCCACGACTGCGGTGTACGGGCACGCGGGCACGATCGGCGGCACCCCGAGCACCCTGTGGGCGTGGTTGTGGTCGTCCGACGAGGCCGCGGTGAGCCTCGCGACGAGCGACGAGCTCGAGTGCTTCACGCCGCTCAACAAGGTGTACGAGTGGATTCCGCACTCGGACATTCAGCCCATCACGCTGCGCGGCGGCGCGACCGAAATGTGCATGGTCTACAACGTGAGCGGCGCGGCGGGCACGTTGTACACGCGGATCACCTTCACGAAGGAGTGACCGTGGCGACCCTCGAACAACTGTGGGCCGATCGCAACGGCCGGGACATCACGCAAGTGTGCAAGCGCGACGGCAAGCCGGGCATCTACATCGCCTATGGGCACAAGCGCGCTGCGGTTGCTGCGCGTCATGCGCGCGAGAAGCAGAACCGCATCACCGAAGCGGACATTGAAGCCGACGATTGGTATCTCGCGCCGGCCCCGTAGCGCATGGCCGACACGTTCCTTTACCGTCTGCCCGCAGGCCGGGGGGGCGCGGCTCGCAACATCGAGCCGAACCGCACGACGGGCATCGAGCCGGGCGGCAATCATCCGCAATTGAACCCGGCCGCGACGCTTGCGGTCTTCAATGAGTCGGGCAGCGGCAAGCTCGTGCGTGTACGCCGGATCGGGTACACGTCGACGATGTCGGTCGCCGACACCGTGGCGCGGTACCTGCGGACGTTCACCCTGATCTCGGCAGCCTCGAACGAGGAGTCGACGCTTGCGCCGACGCCGATGGACTCGAACAATGCGGCTCTGCCGTCACAGGTGCGGATGCTGATCCGGCCGCGGACGTTGACTGCATCGGGGACGCTGTCGGAGTACATCGACTCGGGTTTGAACTCTGACATTACTTCGAGCGGCCCCAATTGGGCCGGCGACCGTGTCACGTTCGGAGCACACTTCCGCGGCATGGACGCGGCGACGGCGCAGAAGCAGCGCATCACGCTGCGCGAGGGCGAGGGCGTTGCCCTCAACATGACGCAGGCGTATACGCCGGTGCCGTTCGAGTGGTGGGTGCAGGTCCGCAATCAATCGACGGGGGCCTGCTACCTGTACGCGGTGCATGGTGTCTCTGACTCGGTCGCGCCGTGGGCCCTGATGAATGGCGCGGGGTCAGGCGTCGTGCTCGAAGTCACGCTCCTCGGGGTCAACGTCGTGCAGGGCGGCCCGTACATCTCGGGTGGCCTCACCGACACCGCGGTCGGTGCCGTGTTCTACGAGCGCATCGAGGCCATCGATCAGGGCTCGGGGGAGGCTGTCTCGCCGATCAAGTTCGACTCGTCCGCGGCGACGCCGACCGGGGTCGCGGTGCGGTCGGGTTGCATGGTGCAGATTGCCGGCACGAGCGACAACGCGATCTCGATCGACTCCTCGATCGCCGGCAGCCGACTCGTGCCGTGGGTGACGACGCCCGCGGCACCGGCGGCGCAACCGCAACGGTGGAACCTCGGCGCGCAAGACATCCTCGCGCACCCGCGTGACGCATCGGGGTCGTCGGAGTTGAGCTACGTTCTGCGGCCGGGCGAAGGGCTTGCGCTGATCCAACGCCCGGTGTCGAAGATCGGGATGTTCGGGTTCGAGGTGGCGATCACCGTCGAAACCGCGGCGACGCCGGTGTACCCGGCGGCAGGCGATGTCGACTTCGGCGTCACCTATGGTCCGAACGCCAACGACTACACGGGCACCCTCGTGCAACCGGCCGAGGCCGATGTCGAGCTCGGGGTCAGTTATGGCGCCGGCGGGACCGAGTTCACCGGTACGCTGTCGGGCGGCGCGTGCGACTATCCTGCGGTCGGCGACGTGCAGAACGGTGTCACCTTCGGCAGCGGCGCCTACACGGGCACCTTCGTCGCTCCTGCGGTCGGTGACGTGCAGACCGGCGTCGGCTACGGGGCGGGCGGGACCGAGTTCACCGGCACCTTTGCCGCTCCCGCTGTCGGGGACGTGCAGACGGGGGTCGGCTATGGTGCCTCGGGCACCGAGTTCACCGGGACGCTCGCGCTGCCTGCCGTGGGCGACGTGCAGAACGGGGTCGGGTTCGGGGCCTCGGGCACAGAGTTCACGGGGACGTTCGTCGTCCCGGCGGCCGGCGACGTTGACTCGGGCGTCGGGTACGGTGCGGGTGGCACCGAGTTCACGGGCACCCTCGCGCAGCCTGCGATCGCCGACGTCAAGGCCGGCGTGAGCTACGGTGCCGGCGGAACGGAGTTCACCGGCACCTACTCGGTGACCTGCGACTACCCGGCCGCGGCCGACGTGCAGGAGGGGGTGTCCTACGCGAGCGGAGCGCAGACCGGAACGCTGCGCGTGCCCGCCGTCGGGGACGTGCGCAGCGGCACCGGATACGGGTCAGGACCGGGCACAGAGTTCACGGGTACCCTGACCTCCCCCGCGACCTCGAACGTGCTTGTAGGGGTCGGATACGGGGCCGGCGGCACCCAATACACGGGCGTCGTGACGCTCCCCGCGGTCGGCGACGTGCAGTCGGGGGTCACCTTCGGCGCCTCCCTCGGTCTCACCGGCACGTTCGCATGGCCCGCGGTCGGCAACGTCAGGTCGGGGACCGGTTACGGTGCCGGCGGCTCGGAGTTCACCGGCACGCTGACCCTGCCGGCCGTCGCCAACGTGCTCTCGGGCGTGTCGTTCGGGTCCGGTGGCACCGAGTTCACCGGCACCTACGTCGTCGTCGCGGTGACCGACGTGCGGAGCGGGGTGACGTTCGGGCCGGGCTCGAGTCTCACGGGCACCGTCACGCTGCCGACCGCATCGAACGTGCGGAATGGGAGTAGCTACGGTGCCGGTGGCACCGAGTTCACCGGCAACATCGTGCTCCCGTCGGCGTCAGACGTGCGCCTCTCGATCGGGTACGGGTCCAACGGCACAGAACTCACCGGCACCCTCGACCCCGGTGTGGGCGGCGGCACGACGGTCACCTTCATCGCGAGGAGGTCTCGCTGATGGGACGGCCGCGCCTGTATCAGTACCCGATCGTCGACTTCTCGAAGTACCCGATCGAGGAGGTCAAGGAGGCCTGCCGGGCCGCATTCGACGCGGTGCGCGTCGTGCCGCGGTTCGTCGAGGCCTCGAACGAGACCAAGCTGATCCCGCAACTCGACAACGAGGTCGTGTTCGCGATCTGTGAGCGCATCGCCGAGGGCGAGTCCCTGCGCAACATCTGCAAGGACGAGGAGATGCCGAAGCTGTCGCACCTCCTCGCGGTCGCGGCCGAGAACAAGGTCGTCGGGAAGCTGATCGAGCAGGCGATGCGGATGCGGGCCCTCGCGATGGGCGACGACGTCGTGTCCGAGGCCGAGCGGGGGCAGAAAGAGGACGACTCCGCGGTCGCGGTCGCCTCGCGCAAACTGCTGATCGACTCGAAGAAGTGGTACGCCTCGAAGCTCGCCCCGAGCCTGTTCGGCGACAAGGTCGAGGTCGACGCGAAGACGACCGTCAACGTCGTCATCCGCCGGTTCGAGCACGACGCGGTCGAGAAGCGGGCCGATGCCTGACTTCTCTGCCGTGCTGCCCGCGGGCGATTGGGCCCCGCGGTCGTATCAGCGCAACCTGTGGCGCTATCTCGAACGCGGAGGCCGGCGCGCGCTCGCGATATGGCACCGCAGGTCGGGCAAAGACGACGTGGCGCTGCACAGGATGGCCGTCGCAGCGCACGAACGCGTCGGCACCTATTGGCACCTCCTCCCCGAGGCTGCGCAGGCGCGCAAGGCGATTTGGGACGCGGTGAACCCACGCACGGGCCGGCGCCGCATCGACGAGGCCTTCCCCGAAGCGATACGGTCGACGACGCGCGACAACGAGATGTTCATGCGGTTCGCGAACGGGTCGACGTATCAGGTCGTGGGGTCCGACAACTTCAACTCGCTCGTGGGCTCGCCGCCGATCGGGGTCGTGTTCTCCGAGTGGGCGATCGCGAACCCGTCCGCATGGGCCTACCTGCGCCCGATCCTCGCGGAGAACGGCGGGTGGGCCCTGTTCATCACGACGCCACGCGGCAAGAATCACGCGCACCGGATGCTGCAGGCCGCCGAGCAAAGCGGGCAATGGTTCACCGAGGTGCTGCCGGCGACGAAGACCGACGTCTTCACGCGCGAGCAACTGCAGGAGGAGCGCGCCGGGTACATGAAGGACTACGGTGAGGCTGTCGGCGAGGCCCTGTTCGAGCAGGAGTTCATGTGCTCGTTCGAGGCCCCGGTGCTCGGCGCCGTGTACGCTGCCGAGCTCCGCGCGATGCGCGACGATGGCCGCATCGCACGCGTGCCGCACGACCCGATGCTGTCGGTGTCGACCTATTGGGACATCGGCGTGTCCGACTCGCAGGCGATCATCTTCACGCAGCAGGCGCGCGGCGCGGTGCGCGTGATCGACTACATCGAGGGCAACAACAAGGGCCTCGACCACTACGCGGCGGAACTCAACGCCCGGCCCTACAACTACCGGCGCCACGTCCTGCCCCACGACGCCCGGCAGCGCGACAAGACGACCGCGCGCTCGTATGAGTCGGTGGCGAAGGAACTGCTGCGGGGTCACATCGAGGTGCTCGGGGCGACCGGCGTGTCGGAGGGAATCAACGCTGCGCGGTTACTCTTCCCTCGAATGGAGATTGACGAGAAAAAGGGCGAGGGCCTGATTAACGCGCTGCAGCATTACCGCTACAACGTGGACCCGAAGACCAACGAGCAGCGCGCGAACCCGGTCCACGATTGGGCGTCGCACGGTGCTGACGCCCTGCGCACTATGGCAATGGCATTGCGCGAGGAGTACACTCCGCGCGAAATCGGGCGCGAGTTCGCGGACTCGTACTCTGACGATTGGATGGCAATCTGATGGCGAAGCCGAACTTCGACGAGTACAAGAAGGTCCACGAGGAGGCTCTAACGCGCTTCAAGCGCGCCGTCGACGCCGAAAACGACAACCGCGAGGCTGCCGAGGACGACATCGAGTGGTTGCTCGGCAACCAATGGGACGAGAAGACGAAGCGGGCCCGACGCAAGAGGCCCACGCTGACCGTCAACCGTCTGAACGACTTCAAGCGGCGCACGGTCAACGAGATTCGCAAGAACCGGCCCGCGATCAAGGTCGGCGCGGCCGACTCCGAGGCCTCTGACGAGGTCGCCGCCATCATGGGCGGCATGATCCGCGCGATCGAGCGCAACTCGCACGCCGACATCGCCTACGACACCGCAGTCGATCAAGCGGTCGGCAACGGGTTCGGGCACTTCCGCGTGATCACCGAGTACGTTGACGCCGAATCGTTCCTGCAGGAGATCAGGATCGAGCGGATCGCGAACCAATTCTCGGTCTACACCGACCCCGAGTGCCAACAACCCGGCGGCGAGGACGCGACGTGGCGTTTCGTCACCGAGATGTTCGACGCCGACACGTTCGAGGCGAAGCACGGCTTCAAGCCGGCCTCGTTGAAGGAAGTCGGCGCGGTCGGCGACGAGGCGGAACTGTGGTGGGACGGTGACCGCGTGCGCGTGGCCGAGTATTGGCGCATCGTCGAGAAACCGGTCACGATCTACCTGATGCCCGACGGCAAAGTGACCCGCGGCAGCGGCGACGAGAAGAAGGACATCGAGAAGATGGCCGCCGCCGGCGTGATGCCGCAGCACTCTCGCACGACGAAGATGCCCGTCGTCGAGTGCTACATGATGACCGGCGAGGGGTGCTTCAAAAAGCAGGACTACAAGGGCCGCTTCATCCCGATCGTGTCGGTGATCGGAGAGGAGGTGATCAAGGGTGACAAGCGCGTGCTCAAGTCGCTGATCCGCGACGCGAAGGACGCGCAGAAGATGCTCAACTATTGGAAGTCGACCGAGACCGAGTTGCTCGCCTCGCAGCCGAAGGCCCCCGTGTGGCTGCCGCGTGGCTCGATCGACGACCCGAGCATCCGCAAGAAGTGGGACTCCGCGAACACCGAGTCGTGGCCCTACCTTGAGTTCGATGTCGTCGCCGGCATGGGCCCGCAGCGACAGCAACCGCCGACGTTCCCGACGGCCGCGCGCGATGGCGCGAACGGCTCGATCGAGGACATGAAGGCGATCATGGGCATCCAAGACCCGACGCTCGGCAAGCAGGGCAACGAGGTCTCGGGCGTCGCGATCTTCGAGCGCAAGTTGCAGGGCGACGTGTCGACGTTCCACTTCGTCGACAACCTCGCGCGCGCGATCCGCCAATGCGGCACGATCATCGTCGACCTGATCCCGCACGTCTACGACACCGAGCGCATCGTGCGCGTGCTCGGCGAGGACGGCAAGACCGAGCAGAAGGTGAAGGTCAACGGGCCGACGATCGTCAACGGCAAGGAGCGCACGTTCAAGTTCGACTCGGGCAAGTACGACGTGTCGGTGTCGAGCGGGCCGTCGTTCACGACGCAGCGCGAGGAGGCCGCCCGGTATCAGATGGCCCTCATGCAGGCGAATCCTGCGATGGGGCAGGTCATCGGCGACGTGATCGTCAAGAACATGGAGTGGCCGCAGGCCGACGAGATGGCCGCGCGCATCCGCAAGTCGCTGCCGCCGCACATTACCGGCGACGCGCCGCACCCGCAGGTGCAGCAGCAGATGCAGCAGTTGCAGCAACAACTGCAGCAGGGCAAGCAGATGCTCGACCAACTGCAGGAGCAGAACGCAGCCCTCAAGGACTACATTCGTGCCGCAGAGTTCGACGTGAAGAAGGCGCAGGCGCAGGCGCAGGCCGTCGAGCGCAAGGCTGCCGGGGACTTTGCGGTGAAGTACATCGACGCGATCAGCAAGCGCATCACCGCGCTCGCGACGATGATGGAAGCGAAACAGTCGCAGGTCGATGGCATCACCGACCTCGTCGCCGAAGTACGGGGGATCGCTGACAGCATCGCTGCCGGCGTACCCCTTGACGGGGATCGTGAGCCCCCCGAAGCTCACGCGCTGCAGTAGCACCTATCGCCGGAAAGGCGCGCAATGGACATCGACACCTCGTTGCAAGGTACTTCGCAACCCTCCGCGCCGGATGGCGCGCACACGGGCGCACCCGAAGGACAGTCTTCGCCCCCTGTCCCCGCCGATGCGGGCGGTCAGTCTTCCGACGAACTCGGTCAGTCGCAGGAGCAGCAGCGGCCCGAACCGTCGGTGCAGGATCGCATCAACGAGTTGACGCGGCACCGCCGCGTCGCGGAGCGCGTCGCTGCAGAAGCGATCGAAGCCGCCAACCGGCAGCAGCAGGAAGCAGCGCAGATGCGGGCCTACATCGAGGGCCTGCAGCGCGCCGGAATGCAGCCGCAAGGTGGCGAAGGTCAGCAGCAGCACGATGGGCCGCCCGATCCGTCGCAGTACAACGATTGGGGCACCTACACCCGCGCCGTCGCGCAATACGAAGCGCGTCAACTCATGCAGCGGAGTGCCGAGGAACAACGGCAGGCCGCGATGCAGCAGCAGCAAGTGCGAGCGCAGCAGATGGCGCAGCACGCGCACCGTGTGCGCGAGGCCACGCTCAACGCTGCGGCCGAGGCGGGGCAAGAGAAGTACCCCGACTTCGTCAAGGTGCTCACGAATCCGGCCCTGCCGAGCATTCGCAGCGCGCACCCGAGCGTCGTCGACGCCCTCGCCTATTCCGACGTGTCTGCCGACCTGATGTACTACTTCGGCAAGAACCCGGCGGAAGCGCACCGTGTCATCGGCCTGCATCCGACCTTGGCAATCCGCGAACTCGGGAAGCTCGAAGCGAAGCTCGCTGCGGGTACTGTCCAACTGTCTTCGGCGGCGCCGCCGGTCGACCGTGTTCGTGGAGGCTCGAATGCCCCCGATCCGTTGTCCGACCGCTCCTCGATCGAATCGTGGATGAAGGCGCGGACGAAGCAAGTCTCAGGAAGGCGATAGGAAATGCCCAACACCGTTCTTACCCCGACGCAGGTCACGCGCGAGGCGCTGCGCATCCTGCATCAAAAGCTCAACATCATCGGCAACGTCAACCGTCAGTACGACGACGAGTTCGGCAAGAAGGGCCGCAAGATCGGCGAACAACTCAAGGTTCGCCTGCCGAACAAGTACGTCACGCGCAGCGGTCGCACGCTGACCGTGCAGGACACGCTCGAACGGTCGGTGACCGTGTCGGGCTCGAGCGGCACCGCGTTCGATCAAGTGGGCGTCGACCTGACGTTCACCTCGGCCGAGCTCGGGATGTCGATCGACGACTTCTCGACGCGCATCCTCGAGCCCGCGATGGCCGTGCTCGCGTCGAAGATCGAGTCCGACTTCATCACCGCGATGTACAAGAAGACGTACAACCTCGTCGGCACGCCGGGCTCGCCGGTCAACTCGCTCGCCACGATCCTGCAGGCGCGCAAGAAGCTGACCGACTACCTCGCCCCGGCCGACGGCAATCGCAGCGTCATCCTCTCGACGCAGCACAACCTCGACCTCGTCGATGCCCTCAAGGGCCTGTTCCAATCGTCCTCGCAGATCGCGGAGCAGTACCGCGAGGGGATGATGGGCAAGACGGCGGGCTTCACGTTCTTCGAGAACACGCTGCTGCCGCGTCACACCGTGGGCGTCGCGACGGGCACCCCGCTCGTCAACGGTGCGCAGGGGCAGAACGGCGGCGCGTGGGCGGCCTCGGCCTCGCTCGTGACCGACGGGTGGACGAACTCGACGACCGGCATCCTCAAGGCCGGCGACGTGTTCACCATCGCCAACGTGTTCGCGGTGCATCCCGAGACCCGCGTGTCGACGGGCGTGCTGCAGCAGTTCACCGTCCTCGCGGACGCGAACTCGGGCGCCTCGACGGGCCCGGCCACGCTGACGGTCGCCCCGGCCCCGATCTACGCCGGCCCGTATCAGAACATCAACGCGCAGATCGCGGACAACGCGGCGATCACGGTGGTGGGCACGGGTGGCTCGACCTACGGTCAGTCGATCGCCATGCACAAGGACGCGTTCGCGTTCGTGACGGGCGACCTCGAAATGCCCGACGGCGTCGATTGGAAGGCGCGCGAGAACTACGACGGCATCTCGATGCGGATCATCCGGCAGTACAGCATCTCGGACGACACGTTCCCGTGCCGCGTCGACATCCTGTGGGGTATGTCGGAACTGTACTCCGAGCTCGCCTGCCGCATCGCCGGCAACTAGGAGGTGCGCACATGAGCACCCAAATCGTTCGCGGCAACGTGCAACTCGCGTTCGCCGTGCAGGTCACCGCCGACGTGACCTCTCGCACCCTGTCGACCTCTTCGGAGTTCGACTTCACGGTGCCGGGGGTCAAGCTCGGCGACATCGTGATCGTGAGCAAGCCCTCGCTGTCGGCCGGCCTCGTGGTCGGCTCGGCGCGGGCGAAGGCTGCGGACACGGTCGCGGTGACGTTCGGCAACTGCACCGCGGGCGGCGTCGACCCCGCGTCGGAGACCTACACGTTCCTCGTGTTCCGTCCCGACGTGCAGACGCTCCCGTCGCGGCTGCCGGGCGCGTAAGGTTCTCCACGGTGGTGCTTTTACCCCGGCTCGCTCACACGGGCCGGGGTTTTTTCTAAGGACGTCCGATGTCGCTCGACACCTACGCGAACCTGCAGGCAGCGATCGTCGCGCGCGCCACGCGTACCTACGACACCGGGCTCGTGACCGATTCGATTGCGCTTGCCGAGGCCCGCATCAACGCGGACCTCGGGCTCGAAGCGACCGCATCGGTGACGAACCTCGTGATGACGCCGGGCTCGAACACGACGACACACGACCCGACGGCGCTCGTGATCCGCGCGATGCGGTACGGGCAGGCCGACGGGGGTGCCATCATCGAGGCGTGCGCGCCGGAACGGTGGGCCGACGTGAAGACCTCCGAACGCGGACAGCCGGCCTACTACCTGCCGCGGTCCTCGACGATCGAGTGGAACTGCCCGGCGCAGTCGGCATTCGCGGTCGAGGTGGAGACCTTCGGTCGCCTCAACATCTCGTCGACCTCGACCAATTGGTTGCTGACCAACATCCCGCAGATTTACCTCGCGGGCACGATGGTCGAGCTCATGGTCGGGCCCGAGCGCAACGACGCCGAGTTCCAAAAGTGGGAAACGATGTACGCACGCGCGCTGCGTGACGCGCGCACGCTGCTGACGCGCATCATGGGCCGCTCCGAGGTGCGGTTGAAGTTCGACACGCCTGACTGCGGCACCGACTACGACGTGGAGTCCGACGAGTGACGCTCGAATACGCACCGGAGCGCGACCCGACGACAAAGGGCATCGTCATCGGTGGCAACAACCTGTGGCCGGGCATGAACGGCTACCGGCGCAAGCAACCGTGGACGGCAGGATGGATTGCGTCGCCGGTGCTGTCGGCGGGGTCGTGGGGGTTCGACACCTACGCGTGCTCGCACTACTCCTATGTGTCACCGACCGACGGGTACACGAAGTGGATGGTCGACCTCTCGAACCCGACCGCGAAGTTCCTGTTCCGCATCACCGACGACGGCGCCGGCGGTTACGTTCTGACCAACGTCACGCCGGGCGGCGGGTTGGCCGCATCGTGGCCCAATAGCGGCACGCTTGCGGTCAATCGCGCGTTTGATTTCGCCCATTGGGGCGCGAACTGCTACGCGACCTGCGACGCTGTCAGCGCACCCAATCAAGGGCTTTACGGATGGACGGGTGGCGCGACGTTCACGCTGATCGCCACGTCGCCGCAAGGCCGCACGGTGGAAGTGTTCAAGGACTTCGTGATCGTCGGCAACATCACGAACACGTTCGGTGGCGGCATCGTCGGCACCCGCGACATGATCGCATGGTGCGATCAGGGAAACCCGACCGTGTGGACCCCGGCCGTCGGCGTGCAGGCGAATTGGAACAGGCTGCGCGATTCGCCCGGCAACATCGTGGCGATTCGTCGTTTGGGCGATGCGTGCGTCGTCTACATGACCGACTCGATCTACCTGATGCGGTACATCGGGCCCCCGTACACGTTCAGCTTCGAGAAGGTCGTTGACGGCATCGGCTGCGACGACTACGCGCACACGGCATCCGTTTGCAACATCGGCAACGCGCACATTTTTTCGCACCGCGATCGGGTTTACCTGTTCGACGGTTCGCGTCCGCGCGCAATCTCGCAGGGGCGCGTCGAGAACGTTGGCGCGTTTGCAGGGCCTCCGCTCGCTGATCTCAATATCGCATGGGGCACGGGGTTGTGGACCCCGATGCACTTCGCGAAAGATGGGGTCGTCACGTTTGGCAACGACACGTTTGCCTACAACTACTACACCGACAAATGGTCCCCGTTGTGGGGAGCGGGCTACAAGACGGTCGCGGAAGGCGGGGACGCGTTCTCAGAGTTCGCGAATCCGACGTGGGTTGGCGGGGTCAGTTTGGCGCACTCGATGCGCGAGTGGGCGCCGCTGTCGGCGACGCACACCTACGCGAACTACAGCAGCACGATCTACCCTCTGCCGTACAACGAACTCGCCCTCGGGTTTGGTCCTACGGGTGGCACCGATCTGCCGATCGCCATTCGCAAGGACATTGGGGTAACAGACCCCTCCTACTACCAACCGGCCGTTTTGGTAACAGGGTTCGAGGGTTCGCACGATGTTGTGTCGCAACTGTCGCGAGTGCAGTTGCGGTTCGCGTCGACGCTTGCGTTGGGCACGGGCACGCCGAATCAAATGGTCTGCAGGCATGAGGCGGCGACGGTCCCCGAAGTCTACGGTGGCACGCCGGGGTTTTATTCGACCGGCATCACATGGGACAACGCGCGGCGCCGGTTCGACCTCTTGAAGTCTTCACGGTGGCACAGGCTATCGATCGAGTGGGTGCCGGCGCTCGTTTATCCCAATTACGGTGAACTCGCCGAAGTGAAGATGGTGTTCAACAAAAACGGCGGCAAAGATTGAACGTCAACGACTTCGATCCGAAGCTGCCTCCGGTCGGCAACGAGCCGATCTTCGCGCCGACCGCGTATGGCGGCCGGTTGCTCGCGCGCCTGCACGAGCTGTTCCGGCGCAATACGTTGGTCACGCGCGAGATTCAGAGCCCGCCTGTGCTGCAGGTCGAGCTCACCTCGCCGCCGCAGGTCAACATCGCGTCGGGTGCGTACACGGTCGTGCCGTTCAACGTCGTGCGCAACGACACGCACGGTTGGTGGGACGCGACGAACTTTTGGTACCGTCCGCGCGAGACCGGGTTCTACCTGCACACATGGGCGATCCTGTGGTACCTCGAATCGGGCGCGTCCCCGCCGAACGGGTATCAGGCAGGCCTGTCGCTCAATGGCGGCAACATCTCGCGCGGGACGATTGTCGGCCGCGACTTCTCGACGGCCGGGCAGTACATCTCGATCAGCGGCAGCGCGTTGTGGTACATGGATGCGAACCCGAATAAGGCGGGCGGCATCGACTACTCGCAGATCAAGGTGTACCAAAATACCGGCATCGTCGAGGACGTGTGGGCAACGAACACCTTCACCTATTATGATGTCTCCTATGTAGGTGCAAAGCGGAGGCCCAATGAGTGACGATGTTCGCCTGTTCACCGCAGTCAACCCCGAGCGTCTGCACGACGTGTGGGATTGGGTGCGGCCCCGGCTCGAACGTGTCATTCGCAAGAACGACGAGCGCGGTTGGCTGCCCGAGGACGTGTACCACTCGATCAAGTGCGGGGCCTCGACGCTTTGCACGATCGGCGAGGACGAGGGGATCATCGTCTTCCAACGTCAGGTGCGCGCGATGGGCCCGGTGCTGTTCGTGTGGATTCTCGAGGGTGAGGGGATCATGCGGTACAACGGACGCATCGTCGACGAGCTCCGCGCGATCGCGCGCTCGGCGCAATGCAACGAAATCGTGATGCACTCGGGACGAGACTATCGTGCGTTCGGGTTCAAGCCCGGCTACACGATCTACTCGATGGAGGTCTAGATGGTTGGCGGCGGCGCAGAAAACGAAGAGTGGCGTGGCTCGGATTGGGCGCGTCCGTGGTGGCAGTCGATGTTCGACCAACAGAACCCCGGCAGCCTGCCGGCGCGGCTGCAGGCCGAATATGGCGGCCCGAACGCGTTCCAATATCAGGGGAAGCGCGTTGCCGACCTTGACCCGTGGCAGTCCTATGCGGCGAACAAAATCGGGGGACTTAACGAAGATCAGACCCTCGGCGTTGCGGAGCGTTTGCTGCAGCAGACGATGTCGGGTCAGTTGGGGCACGTCGGCAAGGATTGGCAGCAGAACTCGTGGAAGAACGAGTACGAGGGCGACAACCCTTACCTCGACGCGATGATCGCGAAGCAGAAGAAGGGCGTCACCGACACCTACAAGTCGGTCGTCGCGCCCGGTGAGGCTGCGGCTGCGACGATGGCCGGTGCGTTCGGTGGCGGTGCGCATCTGCAGCAGAATGCGCTCAATCAGCAGCAGTTGCTCGATCAGGTGTCCTCGATCGAGGCCAACGAGCGCGGCAAGAACTACGAGCGCAGCGCGAACCTGCAGGAGGGCCGCATCGCGCGCACGTCGGACCTGTGGAACCGCGAACGCGATCGCATGATGGGCGGCGTGCAGGGTGCGCTCGGGCTCAACCAACAACGACTCGGTGCAGCGCAAGCGGCGATGGGTGTCGGCGACCTGTTCCGCTCGATCGACCAACAACAACTCGACGCGATGCAGCAGCAATGGTGGGAGGGGAAGATGTCGACCGCGCAGTACATGGAGATGATGCTGTCGCTCCTGCAGCGCGGTAGCGGCGCGGCGGGCTCGCGCATCACGAGCGGTCCCGGCGCAAGCCCGTGGGGGGCCGGTGCCGGCGCGGCGCTCGCGGCGATGGGCTTGCTCGGCGGCGGGGGTGCGTGATGACCGGGATCGAAGTAGGGGTCGCCTCGACGGCGGCGGCGACGGCGGCGGCGGCGGAAGCAGCGGCGGCGGCGGCGGCCTCGACGGCGGCGGCCACAGCAGGCGCGGCCGGCACGGGCGCGGCGATGGCCGGTGCGATCCCCGGCGGCGCGGCAGGCGCGTTCGGGGCGATCAACTCGGCGCTCGCGGTGCCCGGCAGCGCGGCGGCCCTCGAAGGCCTCATGGCGGCGCCCCCGATCATGGGGGCCCCGATTGGGGAGGCGCTCGGCTCGGCCGGTGCGCTCGGTGGCTCGGGCATGGGCGGCACGACGAATGCCCTGTTCGGGCTCGCGACGCCACCGACGATGGGCGCGGAACTCGGCGCGGGCGCGTCAGGGTTCTCGCAGATGCCGGGCCTCGCGCCCGGCGCGCTCGGCGACGCGACGCCCTCGTGGATGGCCTCGATGCAGGGCAAGCTCGGCAACGCAATGGCCGACCCGATGATGCGCAGCGCGATGGTGCAGGGCGGCCTCGCGGCGATGAAGCCGCAACCGCAGCACGGCGGGGGTGGGCCCCCGCCGGGCTTCAACCCGACAGCGGGCGCCGGTGCGATCGGTGGAGGTGGGGCACCGCTCGGCGCGCAGCCGATCGGCTTTCAAGGGATGGGCGCCGGGATGGGGGCCGGCGGCGGATCGAGCATGATCGCTCGACGCATGGGACGGGGGTTCTGAGATGGCAGGCGACGGCGCGCAACAAGGTCAGGTCGGCGGCAACATGGCCCCGTGGCAGTACGGTCAGGGGGCCCCGTGGAACGGGCTAGGGGACTCTCCGCAGAGCACCGTGCCCTTCGACATGGGGTACGGGCCGCAGACGAAGCTCGGGGCCCTTGGCGGCCTCGGTGGGGGCATTGGCGGCGGCGTCACCGCGCCGGCGTGGGGCGCGATCGGCGCCACCGAGGGCGCGCAGCCTGTGTGGGGCTCGCCGGTCGGCGCGATGGGCAAGATGGGCGGCAGCATCGGCACGCCGCTCAGTCCCGACGCGTATGACACGGGCGTGTGGCGCGGCCCGATGTCGAGCGATCCGTTCGGCTCGGTCACGGGCGGCAACATGGGCGGCCCGATGCCGATCGGCGAGTCGGGCCTCCTCGGGCCCGCGCAGGGCACCGCGGCTGACATGGGCGCCGGTGGCACCGACCCCGCGATGTTCACGGGAAGCGGCGAGTCTTACGGCAAGGAATACGGGCCGGCCCCCGGCACGTTCGGCTCGACGCAATGGGGCGGCGGCGCGATGACCAACGCCGCGCCGGCCGCCACGGCGGATCAGGCCGCGACGATGACCCCGCAGGGGCGCGCGGCCTACGAGCGGGCTACGAACACGGCGGGCGCCTTCGGTGGCGCGATGCCGAACGCGGACAACTACGGGTCCGCGGCGCCGCCGCCCATGTGGGGCGAGCAGTTGATGCAACTGCTGACGAAGCTGTTCGAGGACCGCAAGCTCGCCGGGGCACCGCTGCCGCCGGGGTCGCCTGCGCCTGCACCCGGCCCGGCCCCGGCCCCCGGCCCCGCGCCTGCGCCGGCCCCCGCGCCCGCACCGACGCCGAACCCGGCCCCGCCGTCCGCGCCCGCGCCCGCGCCGGCCCCTGCGCCCGCGCCCGCACCCGCACAGGGACCGTGGACCCCGAACCCGTTCACGCCGAACCCGGCTGTCGAACCGGCCCCGATCACCTACTCGCCCGAGCAGGGGTACCGGCAGCGGCTCGACCTGCGCAACCGGTTCGGCCCGCTCGGCAGCGGGGCGCCCGAGCCCAACGAGGGCTTCATGCAGTTCGCGCAGCGGATGGGGTTCCCGATCGGCTACTACGGGCACGCCGCCGCGATGAATGCGCCGTCCAACCCGGCGCAATGGCTCGCCCACCTCTCGACGTGGTACGACTAGGACATGGCACTCGACCTCGACGCCTACCTCGAACGGTACGCACCTAAGCCCGACGACTCGGGCGATTGGCGCAAGCAGGCGATGGCGGCCGGCTTTGCGCTGATGGGGTCGCGCAAGGGCTACGAGCTCGAAGGGCTCGGCCGCGCCGGCCTCCTCGCGATGGATGTCGGCGAGAACATGAAGAAGACGCGCCGGGAGGAGCACCGGCAGCGGCTCGCGGACGTGTCGGCCATGTGGAAGCTCGCGAAGGACGAGCAGGACCGCGAGCAGCGCAACAACATGATCTCGACCGTCATGTCGGGCCTCACCGGCGGCAGCCCGTCAGGAATGCCCGCAGGCGCGCCGCCGGGCGGGGGTGGGGGGTTCATGCCTGCCTCGATGCCTGCGCAGCAGGGCGGCCCGATTCCGCCTGCCGGCGGGGCATCTCTGCCGCCCTTCCCCGGCCCCCAATCGCCGATGCCGATGCCGGGCCGCGGCGGCCCGCCGGGGATCAGTCCTGCCGCGTTCGCGCTGTCGACGATGCCGGGCCTCGGGGACACGGCGAAGATCGTGCAGGGCGCGGCCGACAAGGCTGCCGAGTGGGGCGCGCTGCAGGTCGGCCCGAACGGGGTGCTCTACGACAAGTCGGGCCCGCGGGGGATGCTCGCGCCCGAGGGCCGCGGCTATATGCTCGACGGGAAGTGGACACCCGGCTCGCCCGAACTGATCGCGGCGGTGCGCGCCGGCAAGGTCGAGGACGTGCAGTTCGCGATTCAGAAGGCCGAGGCCGAGGCTCGCGCTCGCGCGCAGCACACGCCCTTCCAAGTGCCGGGAACGAACACGGTCACGTCGGCGGCGAACGCGGTCGGCGGCGGCGTGTCGGGCCCCGCGCCGGCGATGGTCACCGCAGCGGAGGAGGCTGCGAAGCACGGCGCGAAGCAGGAGGCCGACTTCAACGCGTCCGCGCAGCAGGCGGCCGGCTACGCCGACGCGGTGCGCACGCTGCGCATGACCGACCCCGGCAAGTATTACTCGGGCGGGATGTCGGACTTCCGCATGGACATGGACAACCTGTTCTCGGTGATCCCCGGCCTCGCCGAGTACGTTGACAAGGAAAAGCTCGGCACCGCGCAGGCCTTCTCGTCGCGCTACAAGCAAGTGATCCTCGAAAAGGTCTCGCCGATGCTCAAGGGTCAGACCTCCGACCGCGACGTGCGCATCATGCTGACCTCGGGGCCGGGACTGTTCATGCAACCCGAGGGCCGCGAGTTGCTCTACGAGATCGTCGAAGAGAACGCGGCGCGCGCGCAACGCATCGCGGAGGCCGCGAGCGCGCACATGGCGAAGCACGGGAATATGCGCGGCTTCAATGCGCGCACCGCATCGGGCGAGTACAAGCCGCTCCTCTCGATCAAGGCCCGGCAGTTGGGCGCGACCGAGCAGGCCCGGCTGCGTGACATGGCCGAGCGTCAGGCGCGCGGCGAACTCGACAAGGCTGCCCTCGCCGAAGCGGTCAAGGCGGGGTGGTTGCTCTACTGATGGACTACCGCTCGCTCACCGAAGCGGCCGAGCAACGCTACGGGCTGCCGCCCGGCCTCCTGTACGCGCAGATGATGCAGGAGAGCCGGGGCAACCCGCAGGCGATGTCGCCGAAGGGTGCAGTCGGGCTGATGCAGTTCATGCCTGCGACGGCGCGCGCGATGAAGATCAACCCGCTCGATCCGCAGCAAGCGGTCGACGGCGCGGGCCGCATGATGCGGCGGCTGATCGACAAGTGGGACGGCAGCATCGAACACGCGCTCGCATCCTACAATTGGGGCGAGGGCCGGGTCTCGAAGCACGGGCTCGAGAAAATGCCGCCCGAGACCCGCAACTACATCACGGCGATCACCGGTGCGATGGCGACAACCTCGAATGTGCCGAAGGTGGCGACGGGAGCGGCGGATGCAAATGCTGACCTATCCTTTCTGCGAACGCTCAAGGGACAAGGCGCGAATGCTCCTGCTGCTGCCGGCGCAACGTCGGGAGAAGTGAACGACGACGTGTCGTTCCTGCGCTCACTCGGCAACGCTGCGAGGTCGGGCGCGAAGGGCGCGGTGACCGGGTTCGGTGCGATGAAGACCGGATTCGAGCACGAGGTGGGCGCGCTGTCGCGCGGCCTGCAGGGCGGCGGCCTCGTCAACAATCCCGAGCTCGATCGTGCGGAGCAGGAGTCGCGCGCGCGGCTTGCGCAGGCCCGCGAGGACGCGCCGTTCTCGACGGCGATCGGGCAAGGCGCCGCGTTCGCGCCGATGTTGGCTGCCGGCGGCCTCCCGGCGTGGGCGCGCCTGATGCTCTACGCTGCCCCCGGCGCGATGCAGCACGGTGGCGCGGCGGAACGCGCAGGCCGCGGTGCGGTCGACGCTGCGTTCGGCGCCGGCGGGGAGTTGGTCGGGAAGGTGTTCGGGTCGCTCGCGCGGCCCGGCCCGGCCCGCACGAACCCGGTCACCGCGAGCGGCATTGACCTGACCGAGAAGATCAACGAGCGCGCAGCGGCCAACGCCGGCACGAAGGAAGGCACGCAGGTCGCGCTTGCGCCGTGGCAGATGGGCGGGCGCGGCCCGAAGTCTGCGGCGGCGCAGTTCCAAGACGTGCTTGACTCCTACCCGACCTCGGCGCCTGCCGGCATCGCGCGCAAGGAGGGGAACTCGGCGGCATTCAATCACGCGAGCGGGTTCGAGCTCGGGGTGCCGTTGGAAGGCTCGAAGATCACCGAGTCGGTGTTCGCTGCCGCACGCAAGCGCGCGCACGAACTGTTCGACAACGCGGTGCCGAGCGCGATGAAGTTCGACGTGACGCCGCTCGACGCTGCCGCGAAGACCTCGCTCGCGAAGACCCGTGCGATGCCGCAGGTCGAGGCCGAGGTGGCGCAGTTCGAGGAGCAACTGTTCCGGCATCCTGTCATGTCGGGCAACGCACTCGTGCGCGGCGCCAATGGCGAGGAGATGAAGTCCCTGCATCGGTGGCTGACCGACTACCGCTCCGCGGCCTACAAGAAGGGCCTGCATAGCGCGGCCGAGGCGGCCGACGACATGGTCGAGGCCCTAGAGCAGACGTTGCACCGTCAGATCGCGGCGCGCGTCACGCAGAACGGCGCACTCGCTGCCCCGAGCACGCAGGTCGCGGAGAACTTCGCGAAGGCACGCCGGCACTACGCTGCGCTGTCGGTGCTCGAACGTCCGAACGTCGTGATGCACGGCGACGTGCAGGTCGGCAACCTCGCGCAGGCGATCAAGCAACGGGCCCCGTCGGCGTGGGCCGAGGGCCGGATGCCGGGCGGCCTCAACGACATCGCGAAGTGGCACGACAAGTTGGGCGGCACGCCCCCGAACTCGGGCACGCAGCCGCGCACGCTCGCGCAGCAATTGATCACCAACCCGGTCGGGACGCTTGCGGGCGGGACCGCTGCCGGTGGCGTTGGTGGCGGCGCCGTCGGCGCGATGCTTGGCGACCCGGTGGCCGGCGCCGGCATCGGCATGGCGACCTCGCTCGGGCTGCCGTGGGTGGTGCAGCGCGCGATGAACTCAGGCCCAATGCGGGCCCTCTACAATCGGCCGGGCCTACCGCCGCCGATTGGCGAGTCGACGTATCAACTGCTGCGCTCGACCGGCCTGCTAGGCGGCCTCGGCATGGCACCGCAAACGGTGGGCGGCCAATGAACATCACCTTCCCGATCGAAAGGCTAAAGGTGGAGCAAGAAGAGCACAAGCAGGACGACCGCAAGTGGCATCTGCAGCGTGAGTTCCCGCTGTCCATTATCCTGACGCTCGGCATTCAGACGTTCGCGATGATTTGGTCGGTGTCGTCCCTGTACTCGCGGGTCGACACACTCGTCGATGCGTTCAAGGAGATGAAGGCCGAGCGGTACTCGCGCGAGGATGCTCGACGCGACAAGGAAATCCTGCTGACCATGATGCAGGCACTCACGCAACGCGATGCGGACATCGAGCGCCGGGTCACGACGCTCGAAGCCCGTGATCACGCGAAAGCCTTCGCGAAGTGATCCTGCAGTTCGCAAGCATTCTCTCGTCAGCCAACGTCCGCGCGTTGCTGATGGTGATTCGGGCCGGCGAGAGTCGGCTCGACGAATCCGCGTACACGATCCGGTACGGTGGGTGGGACGCGGCGACGCGTCGGCACTTGCCGCCGAAGGTGTTCGACCCGTTCCTCGGGCACCCGCGCGTGTTCGAGCCGACACCGACCGGGGAGAAGTCAAGCGCGGCCGGCGCGTTCCAAGAGACCGCGACGACGTTCGATTGGATCGGCCCGAAGTACGGCATCGACGGGTTCTCGCCCTACGCGCAGGAGTGCCACGCGGTTGCGCTGATCCACGAGGCGAAGGCCCTTGACGACATCATCGCCGGCGACCTCGAACGTGCGGTGATCAAGTGCGGCCGATGGTGGGCCTCGCTGCCCGACTCGGGCCTGCGCGACGGTGGCTCGAAGATGACATGGGCCCGCGTGCGCGACGTGTACGCGACCTATGGTGGCGCGCTCGGGCGCGCAGTAACATCGACCCCGCCGGCCGAGGAGCAACCGCCCGCGCCGATCGAGGATCGCAGCGTGCAGGCACGCCCCGAGGACGTGCAGCGCATCAACGAGCAAGAGGAGGCACCCGTGGCCGGTCCCGGTTTCATGTTCCTGTTCCCGCTTCTCGAAGCCCTGACGAAGTTGCTGCCGCAGGTCGGCGTGCTCCTCGGCAAGGATGTCTCGAAGTCGCAGCCGAAGATCGACGCCGGCATGGCGATCCTCAATACCGTCATCGAGGCCACCGGTGCCACGAACGGGCAGGAGGCCGTCGAGAAGATGGCCGCGAGCCCCGCGGTGCGCGCCGTCGCGCAGAAAGCGGTCGAGGAGAAGTGGTTCGAGTTCACGCAGATCGTCGAGGTCGGCGGCGGCATCGAGGTGGCGTGGAAGCGCAACGCCGATCCCTCCTCGCTGCCGTTCTACCGGCAGGGCGCGTTCTACGTCACGATCGCCCTGTTCCTGATCGCGGGCGCGATCGTGTCGAGCGTACTGTGGGGCACCGAGTGGCGGCCCGAGGATCGCTCGCAAGTGCTGATGCTCGCGGTGTCGATCCTCTCCGCGGTCATGGGCTATTGGCTCGGGTCGAGCATCGGGTCGAGCAAGAAAACGGACATCCTCGCACACAGGGAATAGGGGAAAGCGGGGGAGGGTCGCAACGCTCCTCCTCCGGTGGGGCCTTCCCCCGCGAGTACCCGCACACAGGAGAGCACGATGGAAGAACGTCTTGCACGACTCGAACGCATGATCGCTGCGCTGATGGCCGCGATGTCGGTGCCGAACCCCGACGGCATCCCGGTCGCGGTCCCGGTGAACCCGGCGCCGCAGGTTCCGCCCGGCATGGTGCTGACGCTGACCGGTCGGCTGTTCCCCGAGCCGCTGCCGGGTTCCGGCGAGTTGTTCCCCGGCTACACGCTGCGCGTCGGGCGCGTGCTCGGGCCCGATGTCGAGGCGCAGGCGCGCCGCACCGTCGGCAGCCTGTTCGGCGGTCAGGGGCAGAAGATCGTCGACAAGCACGGCGGCGATTGGGTGGCCGCGGCCGAAGAGCACCTGTTCGGCGACCGCGCGTACAACCCCGACCCGGCGTGGGGCCGGTACCGGCCGGGAGGTGCGTGATGGACTACCGCGCACTCCTCGAACAGATGAAGACGGGCCTCCTCGGGCCGCCGCAGGCCGGCGCGCAGGGGACCGCGCAGCAGGCCTTCGGGCAGGGCGGCATCGCCGGCATGGCGAACGCGCAGCGGCAGAAGGCCTACAAGGACTATGTCGACGAGGTGCTCTCGAAGGGCGATCAGCCGATGCAGTTTCGTGAGTGGCTCGGCGTCAATTTCCCGCAGGAGTACGGGCCGAAGCAGCAGGCCCCGCAACGGTAGAGGCTGACATGGCCGAAGCACGCCGGGTAGACAAGAACTTCTCCGCGCTCCGCGACACCGGGTTCCTTGCCGGCGCCTTGTCGGACATCGACTTCTACAAGCGCGGCCTGATGCGCACGCTGCGGGGAGAGGGCACGCGCGGCGTGCTCGACGAGAACGTCGACCCTTTGCTCGTGCGCGCGGCTTTCGAGAAGTCGGTAATGCCCGGCGTCAACGAAGATGCTTTGCGCGCCTATGGCGAAGAGTTCAACCGGTTCTCTCCTGTCGACGCTGAGAACTTTTCGGGTGGCGCGCTCGGCACGCTATCGCGGAAGCAGTTGAAGCAGTTCGTCGCGCGAGCGAAGAAGAACTACGGGGCGACCGCGGATTGGGCAACGGGCCACGGGGTGCTCGAAGGTCAGAAGCAGGCCCCCGGCTACATGGTGGCGCGCCGCGGCGTGACCGGCACGCGCGAAGGCTCGAAGCTCGAGTCGACCTCGCCCGAGTTGTCGCTGCCGGTGATCGACGACTACATCTCGAAGCCCGACGTGCTCGCTGCGCTCAAGCGGCCGGGTGCGAAGTTGGGGACGTGGCAGGGCAAGGATGCGCAGGGCAATCCGTTGTGGTACATGGACGTGTCCGAGAACATCC